AGGATAAGTTAATTAGCTCTACTGGTGCTCATGAGTCGCTATGGGGTGAGGTTGTTTATAAAACGAACACTATCTCCAACGTAAACGTCGGAGACACAGTCTCATTCACACCAGACAGCGAGTATGAGTTTATAATAGATGGTGAGACCATCTACAGAATGTATAACAAGAACATATGTCTAAAAAGGGAGAAATAGTAGAGGCGGCCAAGCAAGCAATCGATGAGTTGATCAAGGTGCTAAAGTCACCTATTATCACTCACGCTGAGGACGACATATCGGCCGACAAGATGAAGAACGCAGCGTCAGCCAAGCGTTTGGCATTTGAGGATGCCATGTATATGCTCAATAAGATTGAGGAGGAGGAGAACAAGGCTGCAGAGGGACCGATTGTCGAGGTTACACTCGGCAAATCAGGATTTGCTGAAGGAAGAGCAAGACATGGAAAATAAGCTGTACTCCATAGTAAACGACTACATTCACAAGACTGCTCTTAATACTAAGAACAGCAAGAAGTCATGGGACTATGGGTATAATAAAGAGTATGATCTGATAGTTATATCTAAGGATGGAACTATTGGTGATATCTATGAGATAAATGGATTGAAGGTTGCTTTGCCTTCTACTCCTAAAGGAGTAGAGAACAGAAGTAACAGATGGCAGCCAGTAGAGTATCCAGCTGAACTACAGAAAATTAAGTCAATATTTGACTGGAACCGTAGAGATAACGCGTTCAAGTCTAAGTATGTGGATATGATCGAAGATGAATTTGAGAGACGAGAGCAAGGCTTTTGGTTCATTAACAACGGAACACCGACATACATCACCGGAACACATTACATGTATCTTCAGTGGACCAAGATTGATATTGGTCTTCCTGACTTCCGTGAGTCCAACCGAATATTCTACATATTTTGGGAGGCATGTAAGGCAGACAGTCGGGCGTTTGGTATGTGCTACCTAAAGAACCGTCGTTCAGGATTCTCGTTTATGTCGTCCGCAGAAGTGTCAAACACAGGTACAATTGTTAGGGACTCTAGGATTGGGATTATGTCAAAGACAGGTTCCGATGCCAAGAAGATGTTTACCGATAAGGTGGTACCAATTGTAAGAAATTACCCATTCTTTTTCAAGCCGATCCAGGACGGTATGGACAACCCGAAGACGGAGTTGGCCTTCCGTGTTCCTGCGAGTAAGATTACTCGTAAGAATATGGATGAGGAGCGCGATGATGATATAGATGGGTTAGATACTACCATTGACTGGAAAAACACAGCAGACAACAGCTATGACGGTGAGAAGCTGCTCCTGCTCGTCGAAGATGAAGCTGGAAAAATTGAAAAACCTGAGAACATCTTAAATGGATGGCGCGTAAGAAAAACATGTTTGCGCTTGGGTAGCCGCATCATTGGTAAGTGTATGATGGGATCAACATCAAACGCGCTTAGTAAGGGTGGTGAGAATTTTAAGAAGTTGTTTTACGACAGTGATCCAACCAAGCGATCTGCCAATGGTCAAACCAAGTCAGGGCTTTACTCTTTGTTTATTCCAATGGAGTGGAATATGGAGGGTTTTATTGACGAGTATGGATGGCCTGTATTTGAGGATCCTAAGAAGCCTATTATGGGTATCGATGGTGAGGAGATTACCATGGGTGTCATTACCTATTGGAACAATGAGGTGGCTGCAATGAAGTCAGACTCAGACGCACTCAACGAATACTACCGTCAGTTCCCTAGAACGGAGTCACATGCTTTCCGTGATGAGAGTAAGTCATCTTTATTTAACTTAACAAAGATATACCAACAGATTGACTACAACGATGCGATGATCAAAGATCGCGTCCTAACAACCGGTTACTTCCATTGGAAGAACGGCGAGAAGGATAGTGAGGTTATTTGGACTCCTGATCCGAAGGGGCGTTTTGTGGTATCATGGATTCCTGACGCTAAGATGCGTAATAATGTCATCAAGAAGGACGGCAAGTTCTATCCAGGCAATAAAGACATCGGTGTGTTTGGTTGTGACCCTTATGACATATCAGGCGTAGTTGGTGGTGGTGGGTCTGCAGGTGCACTCCACGGCATAACCAACTTTCACATGGAGAACGCGCCAACCAATCACTTCTTTTTGGAATATATTGCTCGTCCTCAGACTGCTGAGATATTTTTTGAGGATGTATTGATGGCTTGTTTTTTCTATGGAATGCCTATACTTGTAGAGAATAACAAACAGCGACTATTGTATCACTTTAAGAACAGAGGTTATCGTCCATTCTCAATGAACAGACCTGACAAGCATACGTCTAAACTATCAAAAACAGAGCTTGAGCTAGGCGGTATTCCTAACTCTTCAGAAGATATAAAGCACGCTCATGCCAATAGTATTAACACTTACATTGAAGAGTACGTCGGAATTGACGCAGAAGGTAATTATCGAGAAAATGACAGTATGGGTGACATGTACTTTACGAGAACGTTAAATGACTGGGCACGATTTGACATCAATAACCGAACAAAACACGATGCCTCTATTAGCTCAGGACTAGCATTAATGGCATCTAGAAGACACCTATTTATACCTGTTAAGCAGGAATCTAAAATAAGTGTTAAATTTGTAAGATATAAGAATACTGGCATAAGAAGCGAAATTATCGAATAATGGATAAAACATCAGTTGTTATCTCCTCATTACCCTTTCCGGACCAAATGGCGTCAGATGAAATCAAGGCGACGTTTGATTACGGATTAAAGGTAGGAAAAGCTATCGAAGGGGAGTGGTTTAAGAGGAAGTCTAATTCAAGCAGATTTTATCAGCAGTGGGGTGAATTCCACCGCTTGAGACTATATGCCCGTGGAGAACAGCCTGTACAGAAGTACAAGGATGAGATCGCTGTTAATGGCGACATATCAATGCTTAACTTAGATTGGACTCCGGTTCCAATCATTCCTAAATTTGTTGACGTAGTTGTCAACGGAATGTTAGACAGACCATACACTATTAAGGCTGAGGCTCAGGATGTTTTATCGGCTGAGAAAAAGAACGTGTTCCAGGACATGATCGAGGCTGACATGGTGGCTAAGGACTTCTTAACGATGACCAAGGAAACACTTGGTATTGACGCGTTCAACGTAAATCCAGATGAGCTTCCTGCAAATGATCAGGAGCTTTCTCTGTACATGCAAATGAACTACAAGCCATCTATTGAGATTGCTGAAGAGATTGCCATCAACACACTTCTTAAGATGAATGACTATGAGGATGTGTTGAGAGATTATTACTACGACGTAGCCACGATAGGACTTGGTGTTGTAAAGCATGAGTTCCTTATCAATGATGGCGTTAAGGTTGAGTATGTAGATCCGGCTAACTGGATCCATAGCTATACCGAAAAGAGTGACTTCTCTGATTGTTTTTACTTTGGAGAGGTTAAGCAGGTTCACTACACTGAGCTGCTTAAAATGAATCCAAACCTTACTGACGAAGAGTTGACTGAGATTAAGAACGCAGGTTCAGCTTGGTATGACTACTTTCCGGTAGTTCGTAACTACCAAGACGACGCATTCTTAAATGAGGTCGTGACGTTATTATACTTTAACTACAAGACTCATAAGAAGTTTGTTTGGAAAAAGAAATTACTAGAGAACGGAGGAGAGCGAGTAATTCGTAAGGACGATAACTTTAACCCACCACCAAACGAAATGTTTGAGGTAGTTGAGGCTGTTCGCGACGTTTGGTATGAAGGTGTGTTGGTCGGTGGATCAAACATCGTCATTAAATGGGAGATGATGAAGAACATGGTTCGTCCTAAGTCTGCATCACAGAAAGCACTTCCAAACTACATTGCTTACGCTCCACGTTACTATAAAGGAAATATTGAGTCACTCGTTCGTCGAATGATTCCATTTGCCGATCAGATACAATTGACTCACTTGAAGTTACAGCAAGTTATGGCTCGCGTAGTTCCTGATGGTGTGTTCATTGATGCTGATGGTATTAATGAAGTTGACCTTGGAACAGGCGCTGCATACAATCCTGAGGATGCGCTCAATCTATACTTCCAAACGGGTAGTGTGATTGGACGTAGCTACACACAAGACGGTGAGTTTAATAACGCGCGTATTCCAATTCAAGAGCTCAACTCAAACAGTGGTCAAGCTAAGATGGCTGCCCTTATCGGCAACTACAACCACTACTTGAATATGATCCGCGATGTGACAGGTGTAAATGAGGTGCGTGATGCATCAACACCACACCCGGATGCTTTGGTTGGTGTTCAGAAGCTTGCAGCATTAAACTCAAACACAGCTACTCGCCACATCTTAGACGCTGGTCTTAATACCACTAAGAGAGTTGCTGAGTGCTTGTCTATACGTGTCGCTGACATACTTGAATATGCTGACTTCGCTGAGGAGTTTGCTATGCAGATTGGCAAGTACAATATGGCGATACTTGAGGACGTTAAGGATCTTTACCTACACGACTTTGGTATCTTTATTGAGATTGCACCAGACGAAGAGCAAAAAGCTCAGCTTGAGCAAAACATTCAAATGGCATTGCAGCAGCAGACAATTGACCTAGAGGATGCAATTGACATCCGCACGATAAACAACATTAAGCTTGCAAACGAGATGCTTAAGATGAAACGTCGTAAGCGTATGGAGCAGAAGCAGAAAGAGAAAGAGATGGAGTTCCAAATGCAGATGCAGACAAACATCCAATCATCTCAAGCAGCAGCTGAAGCAAAAGCACAGGTCATCCAATTGGAAGGCCAGACGAAAGCTCAGATCAAGCAGATGGAAGTTCAAGGCGACATTCAGAAGATGCAGGCAGAAGCTGAGCTCAAGAAAGAGTTGATGGCTATAGAGTTTAATTACAACCTTCAACTGAACGGAATGCAGATGCAGACATTAAAAGAGCGTGAAGACCAAAAAGAAAAGGCAAAAGACAAGCGAGTCGATCTACAAGCCACTCGTCAGTCTGAGCTAATTAACCAACGACAGAATAACCTACCGCCTCAGAATTTCGAGAGCACAGAAGATTCTTTGGATGGATTCGATTTAGAATCATTTGGACCTAAATAATGGCATATATAGAACACAACTTTTTCCCTTTAAAAGTATTCGTTAGAAATGAGTACATGTATCAACACCAAAAAGGGCAAGGAGATTTTACACCTGGCGTTATAATGTCGGTAAGATGTATGCCTGGGCAGGCGGCGTTATTCCAAGTTCTATTAGAAAACGGAGTAATGCGCGATAAGTTACCAAGTCATGCCTTGCTTACTGAACCGAAGACACCAGATCCAGATCTACCTTTTCACCTCTTGCAGATATGGAATTGCTTCTCCTACAATTTTACCCTACTTCAGTTAGGATATGTACTAGATACTAATGTAGAGGTGTATATGAAAGACCACAAGTTCTATCCTGGTAGATACTATGCCACCATTAACTGGGGAGCTAATGACTTGAATACTGACCTATCGTTAGCAGAGGATGCCTTAGAACATAAGAGCCATCACATCATTCTACTTGACAACGGTCAGATAGCACTACAACCAAACAACCGTATTAAGTGGTCTGAGCCATCATTTGTCACGAAGCCTTTTCCAGAGCGTCCTGATTATTTAGTTAATATAGACTACTACAATTGCGAAGGCTTTGATAAGTGGCACACAGAAGACTCTGATCGTATGTTCTACGATAATGAATAAATAAAATAATTATTAACTTTGTCAAAATTAAATTAAATGGAAAATGAATTCAAAGTAAGGTCTGTAGATTTCGAAGAGAAATCTGTAGCCGAAAAAGAAGCAGCGCTTCTTGAAGGATTAGAAGATCACTCTGGTGATAATGATACTGTAAAGATTGACTTAGCAGATCAACCACCAGTTGAGCCAGTAGTAGATGATAACCCACCACAAGAGGTGGATTTAGATGATAATAAAGTTCTTTCATATTTAGGAAAAAGATGGAACAAAGAGATCACATCTTTAGATGAGTTAGTTGAGCAGCGATCACAAGCTGAAGAACTACCTGAAGATGTCTCTGCGTTTCTAAAGTATAAGAAAGATACCGGGCGTGGTATTGAAGACTTCATGAAGTTGAATGTCGACTACAGCGCCATGGATGAAGATTCTTTGCTTTACCAATACCACAAAGAAAATAACCCAGAGCTTGATGCTGATGAGGTTAAGTTCGAGCTTGAGTCTAAGTATTCATATGATGAAGACTTTGATGATGAAAAGCACATTAAAAAGGTAAAGCTAGAACGTAAAAAAGAGCTGACTAAGGCTCGTGACTACTTTAATAAACTAAAAGAACAGTACAAAGCGCCGCTTGAGTCAAGGGATGCTTTTGTTCCAGCAGAAGAAAAAGAAGCTTACGAATCTTACAAGCAATATAAACAAGCCGCAACTAGCGAGCAAGAGGAACAAACAAAGCGGTCTCAGTTTTTTGCTGACAAGACTAGTGAGTTGTTTTCTGATAAGTTTGAAGGTTTCAAATTTGCAATTGACGAAGACAAAGCGCTAACCTATAAACCAGCAGAAGCTAAGTCACTTCTTGAGGAGCAGTCTTCACTAAAGAACTTTGTAAATAAGTTCTTAAACGAAGATGGTTACCTAAAGGATGCTGAGTTATTCCATCGAGCAATAGCGATTGCTTCGAACCCTGATAAGTTTGCAAAGTTCTTCTATGAGAAGGGAATGGCAGACACAGTTGATACAGTCTCTAAGGAGTCAAAGAATATCGACATGGTGCGCCAATCTACTCAGATGACTAAGAAAACTGACGGTGGTTTCCAAGTAAGAGCTGTAGAGCCTAGTTACGGTAACAGATTAGTTATTAAACAAAAACCTAAAAACTAGAAAAAATGGCTGGTACATTATCTGCATCTCCGGGCCCATCATTGAGTCCGAGTGCTGTAAAGGCAGCATTGCCTACAAACTACATTACTAACTTCGACTTCTTGAATCAGTATCTTCCTGATACTTATGAGCAAGAATTCGAGCGCTACGGTAACCGTTCAATCGCATCTTTCTTGCGTATGGTTGGTGCCGAGCTTCCTTCTAACTCTGACCTCATCAAGTGGGCAGAACAAGGTCGTCTTCACACTAAATACACAGGTGTTGCTACAACTGCTGGTGTATCTTCAGGAACTCAAACTTTTGACATCGGTACAGGAACTTGTGTTTTCCGTGTAGGTCAAACAGTTATCCTTTCATCTGCATCTGCAAACAAACTACAAAAAGGTATCATCACTGCTTTACCATTTGCTGATCAATTTACAGTAGCTTTCTATGATGCAACTGACCCTGGATTTGCTCACACAACTTCAGATATCATTGCATTTGTTTACGGTTCTGAATTCCGTAAAGGAACGTCTGGTATGACAGGATCATTAGAAGCACAAGATAGTTTCTATGAAGTATCTCCTATCATCATTAAAGATAAGTATACTGTATCTGGTTCTGACATGGCTCAAATTGGTTGGGTTGAAGTAACAACTGAAAATGGTGCTACTGGATACTACTGGTATATTAAGTCTGAACACGAAACTCGTTTACGTTACGAAGACTATCTTGAGATGGCAATGGTTGAAGGTGAAGTAGCTGAGTCTGGATCAGGAGCTGCTCTTACTACTCTTAACGGTGTTGCTTACAAAGGTACAAAAGGTATGTTCAGTACAATTGAAGAGCGTGGTAACATCTGGGCAGGTGGTAACCCATCTTCTTTAGCTGACTTCGATACAATTGTACAACGTCTTGACAAGCAAGGTGCTATCGCTGAGAACGTATTGTTCTTAAACCGTCAGTTCTCTTTCGACATCGACGATATGTTGGCTGCTCAAAACTCTTACGGTGCTGGTGGTACTTCTTACGGATTGTTTGACAACAGCGAGCAAATGGCTCTTAACCTTGGTTTCTCTGGATTCCGTCGTGGTTATGAGTTCTACAAGACAGATTGGAAATACCTTAACGATGCAACCCTTCGCGGTGGTCTTGTTGGTGGTGCTATCAACGGTGTCTTGGTTCCTGCTGGTACAATGAGCGTTTACGATCAAGTTCTTGGTAAGAATGCTAAGCGTCCTTTCCTTCACGTTCGTTACCGTGCTTCTGAATCTGAAAACCGTCGTTACAAAACTTGGATGACTGGTTCAGCAGGTGGTGCGCAAACTAGCGACCTTGATGCTATGGAAGTCAACTTCTTGTCAGAGCGTGCGCTTTGTACAATGGGTGCTAACAACTTCTTTATCTTCAAAGGATAAGAAGACCAATAATATGAGAGGGGTTTCGGCCCCTCTCTATTTTTTAATAACTTAAATTATATCAAATGAACAGAGTAAAACTAGAGGCGAAAGATCGCACCTATCTATTAAAAATGAAAAATCCTCCATTGAGTTATTTTATTGCTCATAAGGATAATCCAAGAAAACGTCTTCTTTATTATAATCAAGAGACAAATACAAACCATCCACTTCGCTACGCGCGAAATTCAAATTCACCATTTCAAGATGAACAAGATGCTAACGTTATCGTTGAGCCTATTGTTTTTGAAGATGGTGTATTAAATGTTCCAAAAACAAACCCTGTACTTCAAGAATTCTTACATTACCACCCTGGTAATGGTAATGAATTTTATGAGTTTGATGCTGAAAAAAATGCACAAGAAGATGTTGAGGAATTATTCTCAGAAATCGACGCATTATTATTGGCTCGTGATTTAGCAGATAAAGATATTAATACATTAGAAGCTGTAGCTAGATTAGTTCTTGGTGGTAATGTAGATAAAATGAGCTCTGCTGAGATCAAGAGAGATATGATGTTATTCGCTAAGAGATATCCACAAGACTTCATGGAAGCTGCATCTGATCCAATGCTTAAGATCAACAACTTTGCAGCTCGCGCATTTACTGCAGGATACCTCACATTTAGAGGAAACAAAGACATCCACTTTAACTTCAAGGATAATAAGAAGCGTTTAATGACTGTTCCTTTTGGTCATGACCACATCCATGCATTGGCTTCTTATCTACAGTCTGACGAAGGATTAGAGCTATATAAATACCTAGAAGATAAGTTTTCAGGAAATGATTAACTTTGAGCATTGTTTAACCCATTAAATTTTTAGA